GTGCAACAACAGGAAGTTGATACAACGGGTATCAATACCTACTTCTTCTGCCCATCTAGCCCACACATTAACATCATACTTCAGATTAGCAGTGATGTATCTGGTCTTCTGAGCAGCATCAATGCTGTTAACCATATAGTCACCATTGTCTGGGTTTGCTGTCAGGATGATGTGCCAGTCTTTAGGAAGAGCCCAAGAGATGTAAGTCTGACGGTCAATCAATTCCATCACGGCCTGAATGAATCTGGTATCTGCACGATTCCAGTCATCAAGCAAAAGAATGCCACCATCTTTCTTGTCTGCAATCCATTCCGGAGCACAGTATGACATCCTGTTCTTACCAGTCATCTTGTATCCATTTTTCAGATACTCAGCAACAGCAAGTTCGTCTACCCACAAACCAACTTTCTTAACCTGACCTTCACCAAGTTTAGCTACATCATTAGAAGCAGCTTGTCTTTGTGCAGCAGTAAAGTTTACCTGCTGAGCCTCTTCTGCAGAAGGAGTAACTCTTGTTTCCTTGTACATCTGAAACTGACGCACAGGAAAACCAACCAGGTCACCAAGCTCCTCAATCTGAGCCAAGTTCAACTTAACAAAGTTGAGATTGTTTTCTTTGGCAATCTCAATTACAGTTGAGGTTTTACCAATACCAGATTCTCCAAGTACCTCAATGGATACGGGATTTTTACCTTGTGCTTGCAGGAAGCGGTTGTTGTTAATAATGTGATTTACGAAGCCCTTAAGCTCATCAATGTTTAAATTTACGTTTGCCATAGTTTAGTTTAATTTGATTGTTTTTCCAGGTAAATGATCTGTCTCAGGAGATACACTGCTAAGAACCCAAAGGGTATTCTTAGGACAGTTATCAGGTGCAGAGCATTCACCATCAGTTAAATATATGAGGGCAGTATAACGCCCGTGTTGATTAAAATGGTCAATAACAGGTTGGAAATCAGTCCCACCTCTACCTTTGATTTGAAATTCCTTTTTAGGATTGAAATCTTCTACTGAGTTTAGTCTTGAATCACACTGAGCCACAGTAATTTTGTGGCCGGTTTTGTGCATGTGATGCAATTCACTCAAGAATTCTTTCAGCTCATCATTGTTTACAGATCCTGAAGTATCTATACCCACAAGGATATGATTCTTAAACTTGATCTTCAAACCAGGATTCTCAATATATCTCTTATTGAATTTCCTTCTGAGCTTTTTAGTGTAAGTAATAGTTGAATTACCTACAAACCTTCTAAGATATCCTTTCCAGTCAAACTTTGGAGGTTCAACATGGAACAACCTTTCCAGAATGCCAGCTAATTCACCAGGTACAGTTCCTCTTCTTTTCTCAGTTTGTTCTGCAACTTCTTTCAGTTGGTGTTCAATTTGCTTTTGAACCAACTTCTTATCCGCTTCAGACAACTGATCAAAATCTTCCCAACCGGGATGACAATAAGGACTGTTACCATCCATTTGATCCAATAAAGAATCAAGAGACGGGGATGTACCATCTTTCTGTGCTTGTTGTAATAACTCATAATAAGTATCAGTACCTGCTTTTACAGGAAGATTCAACTCAGGAAATCTATCCAAAGTCAAACCACCTTCTGGAAGAAAATCAGAACCTATGTACTGATTGATTTCCAAATCTGCGGCAATGTTGAACAGCTTCTTATCAGGATACAAATCACCAGTCATAAGATGCCCAAAGGAAATATGAAGAAGCTCATGCTTAATCAAACCTATTCTGTGCTTTTCACCAAGACCCATAAAGAAGTCAGGGTTAATTACAAGCTGGGCACCAATGCCGTGTTTCTTAACACCGGCTGTTGGAATTGTTTTTAGATAAGACTTATTCAGCCCTATAAGGAAGAGACCATAGAATGGCTCATCCAGAATTAAAATTTTAGAGGTTCTTGAAACCTCATCTATAACATGTTGCATATGTTACCAGTTTAGTTTTACGTCAATGCTTTTTACAAGACTATTGTTTGGGTCCAAATAAGGAGAATGCAATTTCAGCACATCATTTGCTATGAAGAACTCAAAGCAATCCTTAAAATTTTGAGGAGGATCTTTCTTTGTAAGTTCTTTAAAGTAATCAATTACTTTCATGTGTACTCCAGCAAATGCTTTTGCATTGATATCTTTTCTCTCTTGATTTAGACGGTTTATGAACTCTGATCTTCTACCTAAAGTCAATTGTCTGACAAAGATTACCAGATAGGGCTCATAAAGACCCATGTTTATTATAGTCTCAACTGCCAAATTAAAATCCTCTTCTGAGGCATTCAGCATTTTGAGAAGGTTTTTGTATTCTTCTAGGGTAAGTTCATTATTCATCTAATGGAAGGTATTCAATATTGTCACAGTTAAGCAACTCTATGTAAACACCGGGGTTGGTTTTGTCATACACATACTCAATAAAGACAGGGATGATTACATCTGCATTGTCATCAGTAATCCAATCATAGTTAACCATGTCATCCTGAACAGTTTGTGCAGGATTAATATAGTCAAACTTATGTTTACTGTTTCTTACAAATGTAAATCCCACTCTTACTGGCTGTTTGCACTTTGCAAAAGCATCTCTGAATTCTTGAGCATACTGCTCATAGAAAGCTTTTGAGTTCTTTCTGTAATTCATTACACTTTTACTTGCAATAAAGTATTGACCAGTCCACCGTCTTCCATTCTTACTACTTGGAACATTACCAGGGATAAACCATTTTGCCATTTCTTAGGGATTTAAAATTGATTTTAACAAAGGCTTTAACTCTTCATGAGTTCTCTGCACACCAAACTTCTTTACAGCATCTGACACATCTTTATCAAGACTAAGGGCACAACCATTGATACTATACAATTCCTTGTATCTTTCAATTGCTTTTGTACCTGCTTCATCATTGTCAAATAGGGTCATTACCTTCTTATACTTACCACGAAGATACTCAATAAGAAAGGGTTTTATAATACTGTTCTCACTGTCTGGGGCAATCACTTCTATGTTATAACCAAAACTTTTCAGGCACATTGCATCTTTCAAAGATGAACATATTACCAGATAAGGTTGATTATACTTCAATTGGTCTAAACCTTGTACATAAGAAGATACTTTTATAAACTTCTTATTCTTGTTGTACGGCTGATAGACCTTGTATATTTCATCATGCTTGTTGAAATAACCATAGATATAAGAACCTTTGATTGTGATTCTTTCAGTGTCTTTTTCCATCTCATAATACTCTATGGGACGGACATTGTACTCTTTAAGAATCTTAGAACCAATGTTAAAACCTAACCAATACTTTGCATCATGCTCAAACCATGGGCGTTCTTGCACAAAGCCTACACTCCAGGACTCTTCAATCTTCATCTCTGATTTAACAGAACCATTCTTTTTAACATACTTATTATAGTCATCAATAAGTTTGGTTACTGCCTCACCATAAGACATATTGAACAATATCATTACAATATCAATCTTGCTGCCCTGCTTACCAGTTGAAAAGTCTTTAAACTTGTACTGCATAACAGACTTGTCAACATAGATACACATGCTGGGTGTCTTCTCACCAGGATTAAATATTGACCTGATCTTTTCTGTTTGACCTGTGAGTGGTCTATCTAAGTTTAGATAATAATGGAACACCCAATAACTTGGAACCTGTGATTCATGAATAATGAGATTCTTTGTACTCAGCATAATTAAAAGAAAGGGGGATGTTACTCCCCCCTTCTATAAAATTATAAATCAAAATCAGAACCAGGTGCCTCTGTGGTGAAAGGATTAAAGTCATCAACAGGTGCTGATGCTTTCTTCTGAAGAGGTTTAATGTGTTCTTCCTTGTTGAACTTAAGAAGTCTTGAGTTTTCAACATCAAGAGCTTCCATTGGAGTACCTTCTTTGGATGGTCTTGGCAAGAACAGGTCATAGTTTACATAACCTTCTTTGTTTTCCCACTCACGGCCACCAACACACGCATTAAAGAACTTGCTATTACCAAGAATCTTACTGCAAGCAGCAATGAATTCTTCTATAGTCTGTGCCTGGATGGTGTCCAGTTCTTCTCTTTTGCCTGTAGTCTCAGCTATAAGAACCATAGCTTTTAGAATTTCAGTATCTCTACTGATAGTTCTGCCAGTAGGAAGAGTTGTATCCTTGAAAGGATAAGGACTCATTCTTACTCTACCAACCTGACCTTCATAACGGGGACCTGTTGGATTATTCTGATCTTTCAGAAAACCTTCAAAGTCTCCGCCAACAGGCTGACTTTCTACATGCAGCATTACATTGAATGCTTCCTTGTCATAAGGAGTTTGTTCTAAAGTAACAGAGTTGATTCTGATTACCTGATTACCGGGGCCAATCACTGGCTTTGCTTTACCACTTCCCGTGGTGATGTCTTTTGTGCTAAACATAAACTTTAATTAATTATTCATTTTCGTACTTCAAGATGGCCTGTCTCACATACTCCAAATCATTTCCAATCATTGGCTGTTCAAACATTCCCATAGGAGACTTACAAGTATTCTCACCATTGTTTTGGGTTTCAAATACATAAGCAAGACTGCCATCTTCTTTCTTTATGATGCGGGCAAACAGAACAATTGAAAACAAACCTTCCAAAGTCAGGGAGTTATCAATCATCTTACCCACGGTTTTTGCCTTAACTCTTCTGTGACCATGTACATCAGTTGATTCTTCTGCATGAGTGAGAAAGAATACTGTGAGATCTTCACGGAAGTCTTTAGGCATCTTGGCAACTTGTGCCAGGTTGGTTGCTATCTGAGTAAATTTATCATAGCCCTTCTCAAGAGCTTTATCAAAATACTCAAAGCTTGACATGTACTGCCAGTCATCAACAACAATAGTCTTGATGTGAGGCATGTTGTCATTTACATGTTTCATTGCTTTCATAATACCAGGAGCTGTTGAAGCATTGGTCATGTTACCATTTGGATTCTCCTTAGAGATCAAAGTGTACATGCTTTTCCAACCCTTGAACGGCAATGGTTTGTTTGCAATGTTAATGATAAATGTTTCTGTTGGATTTAGAGTTCTGATGGAAGTTGATTTCCCAGAACCTGATTCTGCAATTACTAAAGCTGACTGTGCCATTATTTTATTTTCTGTTCAATTTTCTTAAGTGTTTCTGCTATACTGATTAGTGCTTCAATTGCAGACCTATGAGATAATACCTCATCCGGGTTAGGTAACACCATTTGCTCAGGATTAGGTAATTCAGGGATATCAAAGATACTACTTTTTCCCCGTCTGGTATTAATATCATTGATGATTTTTAACTCAGAAACCGGGATAATATGTCTTTGAAATCCACTGTTGCTCTCAACAAGTTCATACTCTTCACGCCAGTGAGGATTGTGCTTATGAAGATACAGAGTTCTCTTAGGATCTTCTGTTTCATAATCAATGCTGACAAACTCTGTATAGATGTCAACACTTTTCTCAAGCTCACTTGGAAAGAAACTTACATGTAATTCATCCTTACCAGATGGTCTATAAGCCATCTTAGGAATGTATGTAGCATCCGGGATTTCATTGTTTATGAAATATTCCTGATGCTCTTCTCTTAATTTTTCAATCTTCTCTTTTCTTAATTGTGGTGTTAGAGATTCTTTTTTTGTACTTATCATCTTGTAGCTGTTTGAGGAGTTTGCATTTCTGATATCTCCATTCTCTCAAAGTTTGCTTTGAAGAAGCTCATCCTGGTATCACCATTACGGGCTTTTAGAAAATGAAGAACCAATGTCTTATCATCATCTATTATGTACCTGTCTGGTCCATAGTATTTGATTCTTTGTTTTGCGGGTCTGTTAATACCAACAAGTGTATCTGCATGCTGTAACATAGCATCTGAGCCAAATATATCTGACTCAAGAATATAGTTACCATACTTACCGTCCATTGCTCTCTCAGGATTATCAATGTTCCTGTTGAGTTGGGATAGTACAACAAACATGCATGGATACTGTCTTTTGGTTTGAGTAAAGAACTCACCAAGCTCAAACAACATATCTAATGAGTTTGTCTGATATGGTGCTCTCTTTACAAGCATTGTGTGATCCAAGGTAATTATTGTTTTCTTACCATTGTTTTCTTCCATGTACATATCAATCTGCTCCCGCATTTGATTGACCGTCATTGGTGTACTTATCACATCTACTGGATACTTAACTCTGAGTTTGGCATACTCATGACATTTGATTAGGACATCAGAACTTATCTGTGAACCGGCACTGCACAATTCCTTGTATGTCTTACCGGTGATAGAAGAAAATTCTCTTAGTGCTGAAGTTCTACCAACCATCTCAAATTGGAATTCCAAAACTCTAAAGTCATCATGAGGATTGAGAGTAAAAGACTCTCTTACAATCTGATCCTTCAATAATGTTTTACCTGAGCCCGGTCTTCCGCCAACTACAGTTAAAGTATTCCACTCTAAACCATCAGTAGTAGCATCATTAAATTTAGGCCAAGGGGTATAGATTGATTTCTCTTCCCCCTTGGCTCTACTGTGCATGTACTTCAGGGCCTCATTGAAAGACCTATACTGACCATCCCATGCTTTTGTTGGTTTCATTAGTTAGGACTTCTTCTTACCCAGTTAATAGCAGTAGTACTTCCGGCCATGTTAAACTGATAAACCTTCTTACCGCAATGATCATCATCCACTCTAATTCTAAGTAGACTACTCTTCCGGAATTCATCATACATGTTCTTGTCAATATCTACTGATATGATAATTTTCTTCTGGTCTGTGGTTCTCATGATAGCATTACCATTAAACCTAGACCATTCTTCTCCCATTTTGTATGCTAACTCTACATAAGGTTCTTCTGTACAGAAGTAACCATCATAGAGAATCATAGCAACTTTACCTTCTCCAAAGTTTTCTAACTTAAGAAAGTAATTGCCGTCATGACAAAATGCTAAATGATATACTGGATCAAATCCATTATCAATTGATTCTG